AAAAACTAAATAATTTATCGTGACCAACCTAGTGTCCCAAGGAGAAAAGAAATGACAGATTTACGCGGAAAGATATTTTCGGCTGATGATATTACGAGAGAATTACTGGAAGTTCCCGAATGGGGAGTTGCAGTAGAGATTCGTTCTATGACAGCAGGACAACGAGCAACACTTACTGAGGGGGCAACCTCGGCAGACAAAGTGGATGTTTCTAATATGTACGCAAAGACTGTTATCGCAACTGTGTTTGACCCTACAACTGGTCTGCCAGTCTTTACAGAGCAAGACCGTGAAGCAATTCTTTCTAAGAATGGCGCCGTCATTGAGCGTTTGGCAACAAAGGCTCTTGGCAGTTCAGGTCTAGGCGAAAAGGCGGTAGACGAAGCACAGGCACGATTTCCTAAAGAATCCTGAGAGACGGTTTCTTTTTGAATTAGCAGAAAAGTTAGGTCGGACGGTGGGAGAACTTCTTTACGGAAGCGAATCCCACCGCCCACTTAGCAGTATGGAACTAACTGAGTGGAACGCTTTCTATATCGTAAAAGAAAAAGAACGCGAGAAAGCCGAGAGAAGAGCGAAGGCTAGGAGATAAATGGCTGATTCACCAACCATGGAAGTCCGCGCTCGCCTCACCGCTGATTCTGCTCAATTTACAAAAGGTTTAAGTGAAGCAACAAAAAGTGCTGAAACTTTTCAAGGCGCGGCTACAAAACTTAATTCTTCTTTAATTGGATTAGGTGGGGTCGCCGCTGGACTAGGCGTGAGTTTAATTGTTTTTGCTACCAAGTCCTTCAAAGCCGCCGCTGAAGTTCAAGAGTTAGATATTGCTTTACAGTCTATTGGTAAATCTACTCGTTATGGATATACCCAACTTTCTCTTGCAGTTGAGGCAATTAAAGAAGTTGGAATTACATCCGCCGCCGCGAACCGCGCAGTTATCAAACTTGCTCAGTCAAATGTTGATTTAGGTAGCGCTTCTCAATTAGCCACCATTGCTCAAAACTTATCTGTCACAGCAAGCGTAAACGCGGCTGATGCTTTACAGACTTTAACTTTTGCTATTACAACTGGGCAAACAAGAATGTTGCGCCAAATTGGTATTACAACTGGTGCTACTGAGGCTTTTGCTATCTATGGAAGAACAATAGGCAAGAGTGCTAGTGAGTTAAACATGGCTGAAAGACGCCAAGCGGTATTAAATTTTATCTTAGCAGAAGGAACAAAAGTTACAGGTGCCTATGCCTTGGCAATGCAAAGCCCTTCTAAAGCCCTTAAAGAAATGTCTGACCTTACAAATAATTTACAAGTTGCTGTGGGTAAAAGATTATTAGATGCTTTTAGCAAGGTAATTTTAGCCGCTTTTGATTTGTATACAAAATTTACAATAGCCGCAGATGGAAGTGGGACTTTTTCTAAATTCCTTGATGCTACCGAAAAGGTCTTAACTAAATTAGCAGACCCGTTTGCAAAGTTATTAACAAGTCTTGGTGGTTTTATTGAGAAGATAGATAAAAGCAAGATAAGTGTTAATCAAATTGCTGGCACCATGGAAAAGGTATTACCTATTGCGGCCGCGTTTGCGACTTTTTTTGGTATTAAAGCAGGTAAGTCTCTAGCCCAAGCGGCACCTTTTTTCCAAGGTTTCTTTTCAACACTAGCAAGATTTAATTTAGTTTTCACAGCGTTTACCCTAGCCGTAACATCTCCTCAAATAAGGGGAGCAATAGGACAATTAGTTACTGCTTTCAAACCTTTATTACCGACACTTGTTAAGTTAGGAGCAATACTTACAGAAGTATCTGCTTTAGCCATTGGTGTTCTTGCTAAGGCTATAAGACTTGTTGCTTCCGTAGTTTCAACAACTATTGCTGTTGTTCAAAGATTTGCTGAAGTTTTTAAGGTTTTAGGAGTTGTAATCGCGGCGGTTGCTTTGGGATACGGTGCTTATAGAACAGCCATATTACTCACCACAGCGGCAACGGTAATTTGGGGAACTGTCACAGCGGCAACTACAACAGTCATAACTGCTCTAAGAAGTGCAGTTGCTATATTAAATGCAACCATAGCCTTAAACCCTATCCCACTCTTTATTGGCGTTATTGTTGCTTTATTAGTTGCTCTTGGTTATTTAATTAAAACAAATAAATCAGTAGGCGATGCGTTTAAGACAGTCTTTAACTTTATCGCTAAAGTTGTAATTAGCGTTTTTGCATATATTGTTAAATCTATTGGTTATGTAATAAAAGCCTTTGCTTCTATCATGCGAGTTATTGGTTTCTTCGCAGAAGTAGTTGCAATGGTATTTGAGTTTGTAATTGACATAATTCTTACTTGGTATCAATTTATACTTAAGGCAATTAAGTTTGTAGTTGATGCTTTCATCACATTTATGGAAGCCCAAGGAACTCTTTACGATGTAGTTAAAACCGTGTTTAACGCAATTATTAAGGTAATTTCTTTGGTTATTGAGGGCATAGTTAGAGTCTTTGCATTTGTTGTTGGTGCTGTTGCTGACTTGGTTGGAGTTTTCAATAAGTTATATGGCGGAGTTAAGAGTATATTTTTAGCAATCTTAAACGCTATTTCTAAAGTTGGGGAGGGCATCTTTGGTATTTTAGAAGATATAGCCCAAGGAGTAGGCAAATTTCTTGGTTTTGTTTTTGATAAATTGACTGGTTGGATTAGGGGAGTTGCGGCGTTATTTGAAAAAATTCCTTTAGTTGGCGCTCAAATTGCAAATGGTATTCGAAGTGGTCTTGATGCTGGTAAAGCATTAGTAACAGGTTTTGCGTCCACGCTTGTAGGATTTGGTAAAACAGCATTTGACGGAATTCTTAGTGGGGTAACAAAAACAGTTAATGGCATATCTACTGTTGGAGATTCAGTTGAAAAAGGATTAAGGGCAACAGAGAAAACCCTTACTAAGTTTGCAATCAAAGTTGAAGAATTTGGAAATAAAGATAACGGCGCAAAACTTATTGAAGGTTTAGTTGGTGGCGCAAAAACAGCATCAGCCGCTTTGGGAACAATGATTGATGCCCTTGGTAAAGCAGTTAAGTTTGATTTTGCTGGAACAGTAGGAAAGTTTATTGATAGCGTGGCTGATAAGGCTGACGCGGCTGGTGATTACTTAATCAATCTTTCAACTCAAATGTTAGCGTTTGCTGAGACAACAGATTTTGCGGCTGAGGCTGGCGACGGAATTAGTAACTTTATAGAAACAATTAAAGACAGTCTAAAAGAAGGTCTTGGCTTTGGAGACATTCTTAAAAAAGAACGCGAGAAAGCCGATGCTCTACCTGGGGGTGGAACTGAAGATGCTTTAGGTGATATTCAAGACCAAGCAGATTTAATGAAAAAGATTCGTGAAGCAATGAAGGCTGGCATTGAGTCAATGACTGATGTTCTACAAGACTTGCAACAAGCGGCTAAGGACTTTGCAGATTCCCTAAAAGACACAATTATGAATTTTGCTGGACTCAAGGGTGTCGAACTTCCTGATGGTTTCATTCCAAAGGCTAAGTCTCTTATTGAAAATATGCGTACTCGCTTGGATAAGAGCCAACAGTTTGCTAATCAGATAACCCAATTACAAGCACTTGGTTTAGATGCGGGTGCAATTAAAGATTTAGTTGAGTCAGGACCAATTAAGGGCGCTCAACTTGCGGCGTCGATTCTTGGTGGCGGTGCTGATGCGATTGCTCAGATTAACGAAATTCAAAAATCGATTGCGTTTACAGGTGCGGCGATTGGAAAGTTTGGTTCAGAGGCGGCGTTCGGTCAAAAGATTGCAAGCGCTCAGGCTGGTCTTGCTCAAATTACAGGTGCCGAGGCAAGTATCAGAGGCGCTGGTGGAAACAATGTAGTTATTGAGCAGGGTGCGTTTGTAGTAAATGTTGATACATCAGGTGCGACAGACCAAAATGAAAAGGCTGACATAATTACTCAGAGAATTCAAGAAACATTCGCTATCTTGGCAAAAGAATTGGCTAACAAATAATGGCTACTTATGTACTTCGCCCTAACGCAAACTGGAACAACGCCTCGGCATTTGCTATTTCAGGTGGGTCTGCATCAGTTCATGCGGCACTTGCCGATGACAGCGATTCAACTTACATAACCCGTTCAAGTTCAACAGTTCCAGCATCTTATGAAGCAGAGTTTGGTACACAAACTTTAGCGGCTACCGAAAAGGTTGCCTATGTAAATCTTCGAGCAAGAGCAAGTATTGGAACAACAGGTTCTATTGAGTTAAGCCTTGGTGTTATTACAGACCGTAATGGTCGTACCGTGAGTTACTCAGTTCCTTTTTCAAAGGCAAACACTCTTGCATTAAGCACTATTGATACTGCACTAAAACTTACAACAGCCCCTAACGGTGAGGCTTGGACTCAAACCCTTATAGACAATTTAGTTGTTAAGTTTGCGGATAACGCAATCGCAAGTGGTGACCGTGCCAATCTATACGCATTGTATGTAGATGTAATTACAACTACTCAACCAACAGTAACCGTAACTGCCCCTACTGGAACAGTTACAGATACAACATTCCCGTCAGTTGTTTGGACTTATGCAGATGCAGACGGTGACCCACAAAACGCCTATGAGATTAAAGTATTTGACTCAACAACTTATGGCGGTGCAAGTTTTGATGAGGATACATCAACACCAACAGTTACAACTGGCATAGTTACATCAAGTAATAACGGTCAAACTCTTGAGGCAGACCTAGCAGATGGCACAACTTATCGTGCTTATGTTCGCGTTGCTCAATTAGTTAATGGCGCTAATTACTTTAGCGACTGGGCTTATAGCCAATTCACTATTGATGTTGATGCTCCAGCAACGCCATTGATTACCGCATTTTATGATTCTGAAGAAGGCGCAGTAACGGTAACTGTATTTGGAAGAACTAATGCTTTGTCAGCAAACCAAGCATCCCTTGAAACAAATACAGCAGGATGGGAAGCGGTAACTAATTGCGCGATTGCCCGTTCTACTGCTCAAGCATCGGTTGGTAGCGCTTCTTTAGAAATAACCGCTAGTGCGGCTGGTGATGCAGTTGCATCAACTACTACCGCGACAAAGTTTTTAGTAACAGCAAACCAAGAGTTCTCAGCCATTGCTGATTTCAAAGCAGGTAGCACTACTCGCTCATGCCAAGTTGGTATTCGTTACTTGACTACAACTGGTACAACAATTAGTACAACTTTTGGAACAGCAGTTAGCGCAACAAGTTCAGCCTTTATTACGGCAAGTGCAACAGTATTGGCTCCACCTACCGCAACACACGCTCAAGTATTTGTTAAAATAGTAAGCGCAAGTTCAGGCGGAGTTCACTATGTAGACAAGATTGCTTTCCACTCAGGAGATGAAGCAGTTTTTACCCGTGGAGGTTTCAGTTCTTTCGTCTTTGACATTGAGCGCTCTGAGGACGCGATTACATATACAGCAATTAGAAACAGTCCAGTAACCGCCACCGCTACTCAGATTGCTGAACTTAATGATTACGAAGTTCCTCTTGATAAAACAGTTACATATCGTGCGAAAGCGAGGGCTGACATCTAATGGCAACTATCTCCTCGGGGTATACAACCACCGTACCTATTCAAATTACCAATCCTGCAACTTGGTCTTTTACTGCTCCCGAAAGTCCAACAATTAAAGTTGTTGGTATCAATGTCTTGCAACCATTGAACTCAAACATTGTTGAATCTTACGGAGTATTCAAACCTCTTGGTGCATCCAAAACAGTAATTGTGTCTCAGTCTATTTATGGCATTGACGGTAATTATGAATTTGTAACTACTGGAGAAACTGAGTGGGATGAGTTGTACCCAGTCTTAACTTATCAAGGAACTCTTCATGTTCATGACCCGCTAGGTCGTCAGAAATATGTTCGCTTTGTAGAACGAAACTGGACAGAATCAGGAAACATTAACTCTTTAGTTCGACGAGTTAAAGTAACTTACTACGAGGTCGGAGCGCCGTAATGTATCCAGTTTCCGCTGACTTCAAAGAGGCAGTTCGGAAATCTCATTCAGCAATAGTCAAGGTTGAGATTTACGATATGGCTAATAGCACTATCTTGAGTACAGCCTCCCCTATAAGCGGAGAAGTAACTATTGATAACCGTAGGTCAATTCGTCGTGAATGTACTTTAGAGTTCGTAGATACCGATGGGACTTTAGTCCCTACAAATAACATCTCTTCAGTTCTTCTTCCCTATAACCGTGAGGTAAAGATTTATAGAGGCATTGCTTTTCCTGATGGCACAGAGGAATTAGTTCCTCTTGGTGTATTTATTATTACAAGCGTTGATATAACCGAATCCGCTCAAGGTGTTAAAGTCACAATCAAAGGTTCAGACCGAAGCCTTATATTGGCTCGGGCTAAGTTCACTAACCATGAGTTCTATGTTGCAGATGGCACAGCAAAAGAAACAGCCATTGAAAACATTCTTAAATACCGTTACCCAAAAGTTAAAACTATTTTCCCTGCTACAAATCAAGTAACGACTTTGTTGTATCCAACCCTCGACCAATCAAGTGACCCTTGGCGCGAGGCGCTCAAAATTGCTGAGTCCGCTTCTATGGATTTGTACTTTGATGAGAATGGCATTGCTCGTATGAGACCAATCCCTGACCCTGATAAGGGAACCGCGGTTGCAACTTACACGGATGGAAGCGATTCAGTCCTTATTCAGATTGCTCGCTCCCTTTCAATCGATGAGTCCTACAATGGAGTCATCTACACAGGCGAGGGAACTAATCTTAGTATTGGAGTTATTGGCGAGGCTTGGGACGATAACCCGAGTTCTCCTACCTATCGAAAGACTTACGGAGAAGTTCCCCTCTTCAAGTCATCCCCAACAATCTTGACAGTTGGCGAGGCTAAAGAAGCGGCGGCGGCGGAGTTGAAAAAAGTCATCGGCGCCTCAGAAAAAATTACATGGGACCAGTTAGTAAAT